GGTCAAAGACCCCAGATCGCAGGAGGAATTCTGGGTTTGCAGGCGCTTCCAAGATGCCGTGACCAACGTGCTCGTTGCGCCCTCTACGGCTAAGTTTCCTGACTGCTCCAGCAGCTATAAGGGAGACGGACGTTATGAGGTGCGTGCCTCTGTCGATTCCCAGAACGGCTTTGGCGCGATGATCCGCACCCACTACTGGGCCGAGGTCCAAATCACCGCCAATGCAGCGGGAGAACAAGAAGCGACTATCAGCAGTTGGGGCCACGATTAAAGCCCCAGAATGGCGTCTTTGGTGGTGGTCGCGCTCATCGAAATGATCGGCGTCACTCCGTCGGTCGGCACCAGCGGCGTCACTCCGCACTGCACGGTCACGATGTTGTTGTCGTCGCCGTTCACCACCGACTGCATGCGCGTGCGCGGCATGGTGATGGTGAAGCCGTGGAAATCGGTGACATCGATCGATGCGCCTTTCACCGAGAATGTCGCCGGTCCTTCCACCCCATTGATCAGGTTGTTGAATTCCACGCTGCCCTTCTGCGCGCGCGCCACGAAGTTCAGCGTCATCTCGCGGATGCCGTACTCCATGCGGCCCCGCACCGCGTAGCCGTTCTGCACGCCGCTACCGGGATATAAGCCGGTGTCGAGGCGCACGTTGTTGTTCCACCGGAATTCGAGCGAGATGAACGACTGGGACGCCACGTAGTCGATTCCGTTGATTGTGATGGTGGCGCCCGCCGCGTTTAGGAAATGCTCCTGTGTGACTACCGGCAGCGGCGTCAGGCCTGGGGTCTGGACGCGCCCCGATCCCGGCAGCGTGCAGGCGACGCGGCAGTTCGCGCGCCCCGGCCCGCTTGACATCGTGAGCGTCCATTCGCCGACCACGCAGCCGATCAGCGCCCGGTCGATCACTGAATTTGGTTCGGCGCGGATCAGTTCATCAAACGTGAAGCATGGAAGGTTGATGCAGGTCACCGCGGGATCGTTTGGGATCGCCGTGTACGTAAAGCCGGTTCCTGCCACCGTCTTGGTGGCGTCGCCGGTCGTGAAGCAGAACAGCCACGCCATGAATTCGCTCGAGACGTATTTCTCTAAGCTCATCGAGGCGTCCTGGTACGACGGGAAAACCTGACTCGCAAACTCGTTGCCTTTGCCGATGTCGAGCGCATTGGTTTCGTTGACCGGGTTGACGACCGCGAGGGCCGGGTTCACCTTGGTCAGGCTCCACATCTGGGGGAGAGTATTGGCCGTCGCCACGTCGGTCTGCGGCTCATAACCGAAGGCGATCAGCGTCTCTTGCACGTTGGCTGGGCAGGATGTCGGTCCCACCTTTGGCGCGCCTCCGCGCGTCGGCGGTGCTCCCTGCGCTGGCGTCTGTTGTTGGGTCGGTGTTTGGGGCGGTGCTGCGGCCATAGCTTTCGTTTAACCTCCTGGGTTCAAGGGTTCGGGTAGTCTCCCGTTTCGAGGGTTGAGGTCAGGATGACGCCGTAATCGACGCCTTCGCTGTCGGTCGCGCGGCTGATGTCCGTTACCTTCGTGGGCAAGACGCCCGCCAGGATGGGGCAGAACCGCCAGATCAGGCCGTCGCCGGGATTCGGCACGCCCTCCATGATTTCGTTGATCAACGTCAGGTCGGAATGACCGGGCAGCGCGCGAAGGCAAATCTCCACGCGGTGGTCCCACTTGCTCATCTCGCCTTCGCTCAGCGCGGTGCCGCGCCAGATGACCATCACCTGCCCTGGCTGCATCTGGTAGAGCGCCTTATCGACCGAATTGCTGGTGGGATTCAGGTCGATGTAGCCGACGATCGGTTTCACCGCCGCGAGGTCCGCGACCAGTTCCGGTATGTTCAACAGCGTTTGCGTCATCGCATTCACCAGATCGTCGAGGTGCACCATAAGGGATCACGGCACGTTGAGCGCGGTCGGCCGCCGGGCCGTGTTGCCCAGCGGAATCCACGCCTGGTTCACCCACTGGCCGAACTGCACCTGGGTTTCGTCGAACACCGTCTGCGCGTCGCTCACCGCAAAGCCGATCATCTGGTCGTAGCCGTTGGCGCGCAGCGCCTTGGCGCGCTCCAGGCGCGTCGTATTCTCGGCGCGGATCACGCCGTTTGCGGCCTTGCGCAGCGTGAAGTTTTTGATGGTCGCGCCGGTCATGCTCATGTCGCGGTAGGCGCGCTTATGCAGGGTCTGCTGTTTGATGATGGCGTACCGCACGGAGAGCGTTTTGGCGTCCTGGCCGGCGGCGTTGATGTGTTTGCCCCACCGCGCCTTTTGCTCGGCCACCATCTTTTCGCCGATCGCCTTCAGTTGCGGATCGGCGAGGTTCGGTCCGCGAATCCGGCCCGTCTGCACCACCGTGATCTGCACGCCGGTCGGGGTGGCCGTGTAGACCGTGGAAGTCCTGGGCGCGGCCGCCATCAGAGCACCCCGGCTTCCTGCACCACCACCACGCTGAAATTGACGGCCAGCGCGTTGATGCGCACGACCTGGTAGTTGGTGCCGTTGTTCTGCACGGTGTCGCCCAGCGCGGGCGGCTGCGGCAGATCGGAGTTGCGCACGTCCATGTGGCTGTAGCGTCCCGGCGCCACGTCCTCGTCGCTTGCTCCGTCCTTCCAGAGCACCGAGATGGGCACCGCCTGGGCGATATTGCCCTGCGGTAGATAGGTCACCTCGCTGCCGAAGGTGGCGATCTGGGCGGGCCAGAACATCAGCGGAAGATAGGAGTCGATAAACGGGTTCGTCGCCATCAGTACTTTCCTCCGTGGGTAATGGCGCTATTGGCATCCATGCGGGCTTCGCGCAGCTTCCGAATCGCTGTAGTGCGGTCGGGACTGGGCGGCGCGCACTCCACAATCACCTCTACCGCGTGCGCCAGGGCCTCCCGAATCCGGGTGCCGTTGAGCGTCTGCTTCTCGTCCCAAGCGTGGTACTGGAAGGCGTCCGCGATCGACGCTTTCACTTCCTCGCTCATTGAAGTGGCCCGAGTGAAATCCATATTGACCTCGCTGCGCCCTGCGCCCCCAAACCCCAGTGATTCAGAGGCGCGCGGCGCGTTCCGCTGGCACGCGGATCGTTACAGCACCTTCGCCATGAAACTGGCGTTGGGCCGGAAGGGAACCATGATCGGCGCGCTTTGCAGCATCACGTAGCGCACGCTGGGGTCGTATTGAATCCACGACTTGACATAGTAGGGCACGGGCTGGAGACCTATTTCTTCGTCGCGGATCGCGCCGTACGCCTGCACGCCTTCGAGAGCGGGCGACGCCATAATCAGGGTGCCTGGGGGCAGGATGGGTTTCTCGATGCCGTCGGCGGGATCGACGTACCACCCGGAATACACCCAAATGTTAAACCCTTCGAGGTTGCCCATCTGGACGCCGCCCTCGGTGACCTGCGCCATCGGCATGACGCTCGGCAGATCGACGTAGCGGCGGAAGATATTGAGCACGCTGGTGACGCCCGCATCAGCGCGGAAAATCTTCCACACATCCACGGTCATGATGACGTCGTTCGGGAAGACACCCGTGTCTTCCAGCACGACCTGCGCCCAGTCCTGCAAGTTGTTCAGGATCGGCGGGGTGGCCGCGCTCCAGAGCGGGTTGGCGACGATCGTGTGCGTCGCGCTGCGCTGGAAATCGACCACCTGGGTCGGATACTTGTCGCCCGTGATGGTGCTCTTGCCCGAGGCCAGCACCTCGCCGCACATCACTTCCAGGCGGCGGCGCAGCATGCTGAGCTGGTCCTGCATGTCGAACGCGATCAGCGCCCGCACGCGATCGGCCGGCATCATGGTTCCGCCGATCTGCTCACCGGGCATACGTTTCAAAGGCCGGTTCATGTCGAAGACCCGTTTGTCCTTGATGTAGGCCGGTGTGAACGTGTTGGTGACGAATCCCTGCGAGGCGACGACCTGCCCCTCGACCAGCGGCGAGACGAACGGCGCAATGCGCCGCTTGCCTTGGATCACGTCGAAGTGGATCTGTTCGCTTGCCTCGGCCTGGGTGATGCCGAAAAAGCGATCCAGAAGAAACTGCGGGTTGCCCAGTAAACTCTGGAGCACGGCAGTCAGAACATCCGTACTAAAGACATCAGCCATCGGGCTTGCCTCCGTTGCAACTGGGTGAACCAAGGGTCATGCGACCCGCCGCCTGTGCCAGAGACGGCGGGACGCGCTTTCGATTTATTTCGAGTGTTCTGCCGGGGTGTTCGCCGTAACTGCGGTGGCAAGGGCAGTGGCGCTGTCGTTGAGTTGCTTAGCCAGTGCGCTCAGATCGGTCGGGCTGGCCCCGCCCGGTTGCTGACTGAGCTTAGTGATTTGAGCGGCCATGCCGGTGATCAGCTTCACGGCGCTCTGATCGGCTTCGACTTCAGCGGCTACCGCTTTTTGCAAACTCGCCAGATCGGGCGCTACTGGTCCCGTCGATGTTGGAGTGGTCGCTGTAGTTCCTGTCTGGCCCGATGGCGGTGTTGGGGTGGTCGGCATCGTTTTTTCTCCTGTTATTTCGTCTTGCTTTCATTTGGGCTGCGGCGGCGCACCGGTGTGCGGCGGCGGCGCCTCGGCCTGCTTTGCGGCCTCCAGCGTGTCTTTGACGAACTTGGCCCGGTCGTCCTGCTGCTTTTTCTCCAGCGCAGCCAGCTCCTTCACCTGCTTGGCGTGGAGTTCTTCCAGCGCCTTCTTTTGCTCGGCGGCGAGTTCCCAGGCCTTTTCGGCGGCTTTGTCGCGCGCCGCCTGTGCGGCGGTTTCTTTGGGTTCGCCGAACGCCGCGATCGCCCAGGCGGGCATCTGACCCCGCGGCGGTTCCGGTTCCGGCGTCCACGCAGCCATCGCCGCCTTGATGGCCTCGACCTCCTCCTTGCTGGCCTGCGCCGCATCCTTGGGGGAGAGTTGCTGCGGCAGCGGGCCGCCGGTAGCGGGCAGTTTCATCATCGGCACCAGGATGCCCGACCGCTGTTCGACGGTCAGGACGTAGATGCCGAACTGGCGCAATTGCGCGCAGTCGAGCGCAGCGCCCTGGCTGGTGAAGGTCATGGCGGTATCGAGGAACTTGCCCTGCGAATAGACCACGCCGGTTACCTGACCTCCGCTAGTGTCGATATCCTGCGCCAGGATGAACCGTGCCTGCGCGCCGGTCACGACCGTGGTCAACAGCGTGGCTTGAGTGACGGGCAGGCCGGGGAGCGGCCCGCAAAGCACGGTGCCGCGCGGCAGAACCGAACCGGCGGCGTTAAGTCCGCCCGCGATGTTCGCGCTCTGCGCGATCGTATCGTCAGCGTATAGCGGGTCGAAGGTGTAGAGATTCGAGATGAAACTCGCTTTCGAGATGGGAAAAGTGGGAGGTGTCGCCATAGTTCGTCTCCTTTACTGAACGTGCAGCCGCTTGCGTTCCTTGGGCACGAAGGCCAGGATGCGCTGCACTTCGGTTGCCGGGGTGCTTTCTTCTTCCCGTTGGTCGGCGCTGACGCCCACGGCGGGATTGGCAATCGTCGCCATCTTGGCTTCCAGCGGGTTCGCCTTGGGCGCGGTCGGAGCGGCCGAGAGCAGTTTCTTCGCGGCCTCGACCGTGTGGTTGGTTTCGAGTGCCAGCGTCTGGGCCAACTGTTCGCGGCCTTTCGCTTCCTCGCAGTTCAAAATTGCAGCGATTCGCTGCCGTTCTTCGGTTGGCTTAATCAAGTCGCCCTCTCCTTCTGGAATGGAGCTATCATCCGGTTCCTGCTCCGTTCCCTCGCTTTCGTCTTCCTCGTCGCCGCCGCAATCACAGGTTTCCTGCCCGGGCGGGCAGGTACAGTCGGCATCGTCGTTGAGGTTCTGGCCCTCGGTTTCCTCCTCCAGTTCCTCGTCGTCGAAAGGCTCCGCGGCGGTCTGCTCCACTGCCTTGCCGTCCCTGCCCACTGCGTACACACGCAACCCCGGCTTATCGCTGATCCGGCGCACGGAGCCGGCCAGCGGCGTTGCGCCCGAGATCAGAGCTTCCAGGGAACCGAGCGAGTCGGCCATGCCTGCGGCAATGGCAGAACCGGCGGGCATGACCGCGCCTCGACCGAAGTCGCGGGCTACCCGTTCCTCGCTGGTTCCCCGGAACTTGGCGACCTTGGCGATGAACACCTGGGCCATCGCATCGACCATCTGCTGAAGCTGGTCGCGGCCCTCGTCGGTTCCCGGGTCGGTGCGCTTGAGCGGGCTTTGCGACGAGATGATCTCGTACCGCTTGACGCCGCTGCGCTCCTCGGCGGCGCGGTCGTCAACCACCGTGGCTAGCACGCCGATCGATCCCAGTTGCGCGGTTTCATCGGCCACGATCCGGCCCGCCGCGCTGGCCAGCCAGTAGGCACCGCTGGCCGCCAGGCCGTCCACATAGGCCGTGACCGGTTTGACCGCATTGACTGTGCGGATCATGTTGGCGAGTTCGTTGATGCCGTCGATCTGTCCGCCTGGCGAATTGATGGAGAGGACGATCGAGTGCACCGCGGAATCGTCCATCGCGGCGTGCAGGCCGAGCGCCGCGTCTTCCACGGCAGTGCCTCCGAGCAACCACGTCCAGATCGACCGGTAGCGGAAGATCGGCCCGCGAATGTCGAGCACGGCGGTCCCGTTGTGGTTCTGCACGCCTCTGCCGCCTTCGACCGGCTGGCCCAGGCGCGCGGCCACGGCTTGCAGATCCGGGTGCCGCTGCTGGGCCATGAGAGCGTTTACGGCGC